TCATACTAACCCCCCCCCCCTATCCATTAAGCTTCGTATGCCTCCAAGATTTCTGCTATGATGCCGTTCCTGACGATGTCCCCCCTTTCAAATTTAACTCTCCCCACCCCTCTAATGGAGGAAAGCCGGTGATAGCAATCTAAAAGTCCATTTTCAGGTTTAAATACATCTAGGTCAATTTGCCTTGTGTCACCTGTAATGACAACTTTCGAGTCTTTGCCAACCCTACTGAGGACGGTTTTAACATTTTCTGGTAATGAGTTTTGGGCCTCATCAAAAAGAATTAGGCACTCATTTAGTGATCTCCCCCTCAAATCCTCTAGGAGTGTGGGTTCTACAATCTTTTTATCTACAAGGTAATCCGCAGCCCCCTTGCTTCTAGTCATTACCACCAAATTGTCATAGACAGGTCCCACCAGTGGCTTCATTTTTTCTTCCAGGGTTCCAGGAAGAGCCCCCCTATTTCTTTGGTGAGAACAGCCTACGTCACTTCTAATGTAATAAATTTTTTGAATGTTACCCTTAGAAATTTCACTCAATCCCCACCATAGCGCCACTAAGGTTTTTCCAACTCCTGATGGGCCTATAGCAATGGTGACTGTGTTCTTATTTAAAGATGCCCACAAGTCTTCCTGATGGTCTGTTTTCGGGTAAAAGGGTAGAACATCCATTCCCCTATAAGAGTGCTCAACCATTTGGGCAGACTCTGCGCGGCGCGATTTGCGCTTTTCTCTTGATTTCAACATTTGGTAAAGAGGGTTAGTGACGACTGTGGATAACGTGTATGCTTCGTTGCTAATTTGGATTACATGATCCTCACCCCCTTCTAAACTAATAGGCAGAGTCATTTGTGAAAGGGAACTCTACGACCTTATTTTACCCCGCCCCCGGTAAAAAGCCCCCGTTAGAGGGCTAATGCATCAGAGAGACCACCATTTATCGTGGTTGAGCAACCACTCTATATACTCATTCATGGACCCTTTCGACGAATAAGTCGAATCCATTAGCGCCACCACACCATCGGGAGTAGGAGTCTTTCGGGATTGTGTATTGGGGTCTTTTTTTCGCTTGATCAAGGTACTTATCCGAGGCAAGGTCTGTAATGAGGCAGCGGGTGCCGTGAAGCTCCTGCATGATAGCAGAGTTTTTATCAGTTGGTGAAATAGCCATTTTGATACTGTTGGTAACAACAGCAACTTTTTATGCGGTTGCGAATCGCAATTTGTCGTCAGGTCTTGCTTTTAGTACCAAAGGCCCTGGTTAACGGTAGGTAGGAGCTGGCTGTAACTAACTAGGACAGCGCTCATGATATCGGATTGGACAATCTCGGGGTCACGACATTCATTGAATGTGCTCTGGATATCCGGATTGGAAAATTTTACTATCCTTGAGTCCGCCATATCGGAGAAGCGTTTAATGAGTGCTTGCCTCGGCTGTCTACCTACGCAAACGTTTAACCCTAAGTCCTGTAGGTACACAACCCAAGCTGCACTTGGCCCGCCGAATTCAAGTACAATTTCTTCCGCTCCGTATGCCTTAACTGCTAGGCTTAGGATTACTCCGACAGTTTTCAAGTCCCAATTGCCTTCGTAAGTGTCAAGGACATACATGTAGTCTCTTTCTTTTGAAACCCCCGCGATGCAAATACCTGTTTTATCAATGCTGTCGGCTCTAAAGGCAGGATCAACAGAAATGATAACTCTATCTAATGGGGGGATTTTCGGTGTCGGTGAGCACCCCTTGTACAGCCATGAGAACTTTTCATCTCCTAAGTTTCTTCTGAGGTCTTTTAAATTTTCGGGGGACGGGTATTGGTTGGCATTTCCTAAGGTTTCCCCTACATTCCTACCCAGAATGTCAGCCTCTGCCTCTTCTTTACTTTCAATAATTGCTGACAAATTAATGTGGACGGCTCCTTTCAGGTTTGATACGGGGTCAAAAACACCGAATTTATCTAAGAAGTAGCCGAAAATGTCTTCATCACCCCATCTTGACCCAAGAACAACAATGGCACTGTTTTGGTGGCGCCGGGTCATAATTTCCTTTTCTATCCAGTCTTTATTTACTGTTATATTTGAGGACTTGTGATAGTCATCGATTAACCAGACCCCAGGCACTTTAGAATCGGGATTGGTGTTCCCATAAGCATACCCGGGTAAAGGAAACCCAGAGGAAACTGGCACGACACGGTGCGGTTCAAAGTCAATTTTAGAAAAAATTTCCTCAAAAAGTGGATTATTAACCTCTTGCTTCACCCTATTTGCTGTCAACCTAGAAAGACTTTGGCCGTAAGAAGTTACGAAATGGTTAGTATCAGGGTCTTTACCCAGGAGCCATGACAGAAAGAGAGAGCCCAATGTAGACTTCCCTGTGCGAGGGGGCATTGATACTAAGAGGATTGGGTACCTACCTTCAGCAATGTCTTCAAAGGCGGACCCCAAGATTTCGTAAGTTTCCCAGTTTAGTAGGGGGTCTATGTCTTCTGTGGTGATAGACAAATAAGTAGAAAAACTATATTTGGCACACTCTTTAGTGTAGTCGGTGATTATTTCCTTAGTAGCGCATCTCATTTCAAGTTCAAGAAGACCTCTTTTATACTTTCTCCAGCTTGAATGTTCAGATAGCTGAGAAGAGTGTGTTATTTTTGGGTGTTTTGGTGTCATTTTAATTAAGATTTTGTTGGCTTGTGTTGATTTTTGGTTTGCTCTAGGATTTTTTTACCTGGGGTCAGAGAGATAGCCCATAGCCAGTGTCATCCCTGTTGAGACGTGGTCTAGAAAAAGAGTCTGGACCTATAAAACCAGAACCAGAATCTAAATTATTGTAAAGTCCAGCCGAAGGTAAATTCCTCCCTACTCTACCAGTAGGTAAATTCGAATCACCCAAGAATGGCCTTCTGTTTCCTCCGCTCCACCTCCTCGCTTGTATTATAGCATCTTGTATCCCACGGTCAACGGTGTCTAGCTTCATCGCATAGTACGTCAGGGACCACACAAACGCATCCACCGAGTCATCGTGCTTAACGAAGGGGAATCCTGTTAGCTCCTTAATAAAACCATCTACCCATAACCCCTCAACGAGTTTAACCCTGTCATTCTCTAAAAGTGGACAAACAGCTTCGAGTCTAACCGTTTTTGACCTGAGGGGTCTCATTTCTTCTACAGGTATTTTTGTTTCCCGTCTCAACATTTGTATCAAAGATTGGCCGGATGCTGCCTTTTCTATGCAGATTACTTTTGGTTTGTAGAAGGAATGTAGTTGCTTAATAGATGCAATCAAATCAGGGAAGCCCCATCTCCCTTTAACGATTTCCCTAATGTAAACAGTTCGGGGGTCCCTAGTTGAGATACCAGCCACACAGACCGCAGTTTCGTCTGCACCTTCTTTTTCAGAAAACGCACAGTCTACACCCAGCCATACTACATCTAGTGGTGGGCACTTTTTTTCTTCTACCGTGACGATCCATCCGGCCTTTACAATTTGACCTTCTGCTGCAGTTGGAGTCCCTTGATAAAGGGCCGCAAATTTGGAACTGCCCATAGTCTTCTTTTGGGCCTCCAGCATATCAATCGAGAATGCCGGGTTATCAGGCCAATGGGACTCACCGATTTGCCTGCCCAATGGGTCATTAACGGGGTCTTCACACAGGCCCGCAATATTCACCCATCTCCAACCTTCTGGGTTTTCTTCCTCATCATAGCTGCCGTCCGATTCTAAAACCTGGCCATGCAAATCATTGGCATGAAACCTGGTCGCAATAATTAGACGGCAATAGTTGTTAGTTTTACGTGTCGATGCCTCTTCTTGCCACCACGTTTGGAGACTCTCAAAAGCCCTGGCAGAAGCTGAGCTTTTCAGTGGGTCGTCGATTACCATGGCCCCCACACCTGGGCTAATAATGTTTACAGACCCTGCCGTATGGCCAGTCAACACACCACCGACAGAAGTAGGCAGGATGTATCCGCCACTAAGCATCTCAAATTTAGAGTCCCTAGCAAAACCTTTCCAATCAGGGAAGATTTTCTTAAAGACAGGTGTCTTCAACATGCCGATAACTTCCTTATGGAACTTATTGGACAGTGATAAACCATAAGAGGCAATAACGTGTTGAGTTTCTTGATCTCTCCCTAGCAACCAGGCCACAAACATCGACGCCAGCATTGATTTACCGGACCGGGGGGGACAGGATACGATCAAGTTATGGTAACGTTTATTTGCTAGATCCTCAAAACCACTGGCAATAATTTCATGGAAATCTGCGACCTTTAACGCACCACCCTTCATCAAGTCTGCAAAAGCCAGGAAACAATACCTAGAAGACTCAAACATGTAGTTCTGAATGACAGAGTTTGGTGCTTCTAGGACATTGAGATGATGTAGACCCCTAATGTAATGGCGCCATGAGCTGTGCTCATCTAGTTGACTAGCGTGGTTTATTATCGGCCGTGGGAGTGTCATACTTGGGGTTTAAACTTCTTAATGAGTTCAGCCGCAGTACCTATATACTCCTTAGTGAGTTCCTTCTCAGACTTACTTTCACCTTCTGTCAAAGCAGCCGTATCGGAAATGAAATCCCTATGGGCTTTAACGGAGGAGTTAAAAATTTTCACTAAATCGTCAGTACTACACTCCTCCAAAGAAGCCTGGATAATAGTCAAGGAGTCCTCAGCTACTTGTAAAGTCCTGAGAGCTAGCTTTTCCTTTTGACGTAGAATTTTTTCATTTTGATTCATCATCTGAATCTCCTATTACAACTTGAGCAACCCTGTGGTTTAGGGGTAGATTTGTAGGAGTGCAATCTTCTTAGCAGGGTTTCAGCTAGTTTGTTATCGCCGGATTTAACTGCCGTATGGTACTGAGCCCATAGGGATCTTGGAGTTTCCATTTAACAATTAGCAAAGTTGACAAGGTGTAGAGTTTCCTGCCTGCGAATCAGATTAGGGGCTGTCATTTGAATTCATTCTTTAGCAAAGGTAACCATGGCAATCTTCAACACAGGGCCGTAGGTTCTGGCCCACCCTGGCAAACCCCACACCCAAGTTTCCACAGGGAATTCATGGAAGCAAGTTCAAATGTACCTTCTAGTAACCAACCTTTCCCTTGAGGAGATTGACCCACGAAGTAAAATCTTCCCTTAGGCGCTTGAATGAATATATCTGGTTTTACCCCAATTAATGAACCTCCCGCTAGGGTTTGGGTTTTTGCCTCTGGATTTAGGGGATCTGAGTAGAAAATTTGAAAAGCCCCTTTAACAACTGCAAATTCACCAGTATTCATACCCTGAAAGAAAATAGCCTCTTTGACAGAATCGGATGCAATGCCGCTATTGCCATCGGTTGCCCCTTCCAGTGTATTCCTCCATAGTTCAACGGCGTATCTAGCCAGTTTTTTTCCAGAATCCACATAGAAAACTTCCCTCAGTGGCTGCCTAGTTTGAGCGTCCCAAACGGTAACCACTAAGCGACCATCTTCGGTATAGCTATTGTTACTTAGCAAATAAATAGGTTGCCCCAGGGGGTCTTCTATGTATACTTCAGTAGGATCGCAGATAAAGACCCAGTCTCCACTTTGAGTTACTTCATTACTCCACCTGATGCCAGACTGGTTGGAAAACTCATATTCTGACGGATTAGCGCCAGGGTACCATGGGACATAAATACTACCGGAAGCTTCGTCTACTACTCCGCCTAGAGGCAATGTGGTAGCTACATTAAGTCCTGGGAATAACTGCCTGCAATCTCCCCTTTGGACGCAAGGATCTAATGCGACGTATGGGTAGACTTCCTGGACTGTTACTGTATATAGTTGGGTGTATGTGTATTGAGATTGATTGGTTACTCCTGTAAATTGGGTCGATGCACAGTGGAACGGCTCAGTAACTTGTACGAAAGAGCCCGACGGCACCCCACCTGAAATTGTAATCTCTGAACCCATTAACAACTGGGTGGCAAAATCATGGCCAGAACTGGTTAGGTAATTTTGACAAGAGAAATTCAATTCAAATTGCATCCTCTTATCGTAAATAAGGGGGATTTTATTTGTCACATTAGACGATGCCCCCACAAATCTAACCACAATGTTATTAGTCTGATTAACCACACCCTCGTTATCCATGGCATCTGCCAGCCGTAGGACATTGACATTAAGTGGGATTAAAGGTGATGCTATCAGGGAGTCGCACAGGTACTGCTCTATGCGGGTTATAGTAGAAAGTTCAGCCATTGTTTACCTCATGGGAATATTGTATTTGACCCGCCGATGTCGTAACCACCCGCATCATTAGGTTGTATGACTTGTGGGGTGCCACCTAGGTCTTCATAATTACTATCTGTTATCCAGTTGGAGTTGGTATTATTTTGTCCTGTGGCGCCATAACCCAATCGGTAATCTGGGGATTGATCCCCGGCTGGGTCATTATTCCAACCGCTGAAACCCTTTCCGGATACACCATTATACCTCTGCGGAATACGCCATGTCCGCATTATGCCGCGTTTAGTATCAATAGCAGAGTCCCCGTGTCCTGCTCGGATGGCAGTCATTTGCCGTTCGGCATCTAGTTGCTTAAGAGCCTCTACATAATCACTTTTGATATCATCTCTTTTACGGACTGTATCAAGGTAGTATCTAGCAATAATTAATGCAGTCCTTCTGCGACTACTGGTAATTAGTACTTTGCCAGCCTTTCCAGACTGCTCAATATAAGAGTCAATTAGGGAATTAGCATCCTCAATGGCCATCCTGAGCTTAACTATGTTAACGCTAGTCGCAGAAGCATCATCGATATTTGTCAGTTGAACGGCTTCCTTAAGGCCGAAGGCTGTGATGAAATCATCCGGGGATGCGCTACGTGGGTCTGAGCGATTGGGTGTTAAAACTCCTGAACGATCCTGATAGGGGAAGCCATAGCCGCCGATGGTTTGCCCCAAGTTAGACCCCTTATGGGTGCCATCGGTCTTTTCGTCAGGGGCTAACGTATTTTTAACCGCAAACCTATAAAAGGCCCTGACGGCATTCCTCTTTTTGATTACATCATTTGAACCCGGCGGTATGGGCCCCCTGAGGCATACATTTAGGTCTAGTGGTGGCTCATACGAAACAAAGACTTCATCCCAAGGGGACAATGCAGAATCTAACCCCAGTGAAATCATCGTATCTGAGGAGTACACTATGGTGTTCACCCCATACTGACCGAAGCATACTGTGAAGCTAGAGACGGGAACCGGTATGGTAATGTCTAATGGCCCATCAAAGAATAGGACAACATTATTTGGGGTCGTTAAAGTGGATTCCTTTAATTTGGGTATTGCCATGATTATCTCAGAATTAAGTAATCGTCAGGTTCATTGGTTACGGGGAAGAAATTCTCTGATACCCAAAATGGATAGGCATCTCTATTGACCCTGACCAGGAAGCCCTTTCCCTCTGGGTACAAGCAATTGACTAATACCTGGGCAGCAAGTCTCAGGGGCCATTCGTCTCTCCAGTTAATCTCCCAATGCTCTACTGTAATAAGGTTACCCACAAGAGTGTAATCGATTCTGGACACAATATAGCCGCCCCCGAAATCAGGTGCAGGATAGTCAAAAGTTTGCTGCAATGATTCATAGGGTTCTCCGTCGTATTTACCGAGGATGTATCTTCCTTGTTCTGGGCCATTTTCATAGTATAGAAAATCTTGAAAGGCAAATAGGTCTTGGCGATAAATTGAAGGTCGGCGGATAGCCATTGTTAAATCGCAGCGAGTACTGTGAATGTGCCATTCTGGGTTACAATTCTAGTTGGTCTAAACTCTTTACCAGCGACAATCAGGCGGTCGGTATTTGTAATATCATTTACCCTAAGGGTTTGTTCGCAGTTTACAGGTTGCTCGCAATTTACCGTCTTTAGGAAGTTTGTTGGAACCCCGACGCTAAACAAGTCTTTACTAAGCAAGCTGTCACCTACAGAAAATGATACATCAGCAAATATGCTTCGAGACGCATAGATTGAATCATAAACCGACAGATTATTAACTACACCAAGGGACTGATAAAAAACTGGAGCCAACGGGTTTGTGGCACTTTGGCCGAACCCTTGATAGATTGGGAACCCTGGGTCATAATCAGCGTTGTAGTTACTTTCGAATGCCATTATTTGAAGGGGTTTAGTGCGGAAGTCAAGGATGAGTAAACAGTGTTTATAGTACCTTGGGGATTTTGTAGCGTTTTCAGTATGAAATTAGTTTGAGGGGAATACGATTGTAGGGCCGCCAATGCAGTTGACTGAATAAATGTTGTGGGATCTGTTATGATGTTCCTTGCAGCCTCAGCGATAGAAAGGGCCTTTTGTGCTGTTTTTAAAGCAGTCTCCGCAAAGTTTATGCCAGGTATTGCCGGTAGAGTCGCTGGAATTTGCGGGGTCCATGCGGTAGTAAAAGAGCCTTTAATTTGGCCTTCTATGAACCCAGCATCCTTCCTCACAAAATCCATCGCAGCACCCATGTCTAGGAGCTTAGGGTCTTCGAAAGGGAATGGTTGTTTATCGCTCATCGGTGGAGGATTCCAATTAGCATCGACCCCAAATGGGTTACCAGTGGGCGCAGTCCCAAAAGCCGAGTATCTTTTGCACTGGCCATTGGATGTTGGAAAAGTACAGTCGCCTACCGTCCCAGCTTGAATGGGGTTTTGCCTATTTCCGGAAGAGTCCGGCGGCTGAATAGAATCATTAGCCCCTGCGTGTCCATGCTGCAAGTCACAATGCCTTACCCAGATGTACTCACCGTTTCTTTTCAGACAGACGCATACCCAGTCAGAACTCATGGGGCCATCTTCTTCTATGACAGAGCAACCACGGTTTTCCTTGCAAGGTGGTGGCAGGCTCCCTGAGGGGTAAGCCGGGAGGCGAGTCATGGAAGAGTTGTTAGGAATTGTCAACTCCCCTGCCGCTTGTTCTGTTAGGTTTTGTGGGTCATAAAGGGTATCACTTAAGATGGCATAGTGATATTGGCCATTACTTAGTATGACATTTACTCTGGACCCCACCAAGTCAGGGGGCTGCTTACCGACAAATGCAGGAGAAGCGTCAATCCAATGGGAATATGAATTTCCTTTGCCGTCCCTTGGACCCGAAAATAAACCTGCCCCTTCAATTTCAGGGATATCCTCCGGGTTCATAGCATCAAATAGTACCCTCACCCTGCCGAGATTCTCAGGGTCATCGACATCGACTATTTTTCCCCTAACCATCCCCCTAGGTAAACCAGCATACTTAGCATTGGATTCTGCAAATAGCATCAACCTAGCTAAATTGTGAGTTAGCGGTATACAACTGAGACTTTGTGCCATTACTTATGCGCTGAGAATCTAGGGGTATTTCTAAGTTGGGTGCGCTTTGGTTGGGGACGGGTTTTAACTAATTCTTGTGCCACTTGTGCCACTTGTGTGTCACTAATCGGAAATTGAGTTAATTCATTTTTGTCTAACTCTGCAGTTTCCTCAGGCACTTTTGGTTTAGAGAGGGCTTTAAGAATTGGGCTTAGTTGCTTGGGGCTTACTTCCAAAATTGGTTCAGGGCTTTCGGGGGTTTCGGGGTTCCCAAGGTTCCCAAGGCCCTCAGCGCTATCGGAGGTAGCGGGGGTTAAATCCTGAGTCTCATCCAAGTTTTTTCTTTTGGTGGTCATAATAATTTGTTTGTATGATAGATTTTTACCCTGACTTTATTGTTACAGATCAATTATGGGCAATCCGGGCACGGGGTCAAATAGAGGGAAGTTCTTTGCGTACATTTTTTCCAAGACGTAGGATTAAATGGGTCGAAGAAAGTTTCATCAGCGGCCGACAAATCAGCAGCAAAATACGCATAGCCGACCTTATAGTGGTTGGCGTCTACTCTGTAAGATTCTTCGTTTATGACACAAGTAGTTGGAATTTTATAGATACTAGAATCCCAGAGTGGTGCGTCTACTCTTTCGATAATTGAATCTTCCAAGTCATTAGCTAAGTGGCCAGATAGTCTTCCGCATTCGTCAGCTCTGTAGTAATCCCCTTCCCAATCCCCATAGGCTTTATCTAATGTGGCTTCAGTGGTCGCTCTACGGTCGTGGAGGGGGGCATATTCCACTATTTTGGACCCTGAGAAATCATCAAAATCAATGTCCGCACCCGGCAATATGGCAGCATTTAGGTAGTCCTCTTCCAGACCTAGGCCGTACCTTACATTGGAATATAAGTAAGATTCAGAATACAGATAAGTAGGACTCGATGGTTCTAAACCGTATAGAAACACATCGTCGTAAATCCTTGGTTGTTCCTGCTGAGGGGGACACTCCATGTCTTCTGGAGATAGAGGAGACCCCCATAAGCCAAAATCTTGGCAAATCAGGTTTACTTTTTGCCACTCCGGCCCGTTCCTTTGGTAAGCCGGCGGCAACCTTAGGGAATAATTCTCCCAGTTATCATCGCCTACTCCTGAGTTTAAATCAGCCACGAGGGCATTGTCATACATATCCAACTCTGGTGCGGAATTGGCCACATACAGGGGCTTCGTCTTCCAAATTCTCAAAGAAGTAGAAGCGTCCATTACGTTGGGGGACATGTAGATTTGTAACCCACTGAATACCAAGTTGGAGATGTCGTGTCTAAATGTATAAGTCAGCGAATCCGTTATTATTACTGTCGGGAGTTTAACTTTTCCCTCGAAAGTCATTGTGTTGTAGGAAAAATTAAAAGTCCCATTTAGGCTGTCAACTGTAAAAACTATTTGGAAGTCATCAGTTTGATACGGAATGGATGGCTCTAGTGGTACATCGTTACAAAATACCTTAACAGCATCAAAATTGACAGCTGATGATGGGGCAGCAGGGGTTAAACTATTGATGTCTACCCAGTCTCCTTGTAGTTCCCATTGGGTGCCTACTAACTCCCACCGATTATAATAGAAGATAGATGCCCCCCTTACCTGTGGGTCGGGGTTACTGTAATCCCAAGATAATTCCCCATCTTGTAGCTCATCGCCAAAGAGACGGGTATTTCCGATGTACTTTAATTTGGACGGGGGTGAAATATACCATGGACTCCTGGGTTGATTGCCCCACCTTGATAAGATCAGGGGGTAAGGGCCGCCCAGGTTTGCCAATAGGTTGGCAATCACATAGCTACTAGTTGATGGACTAAGGGATGCCGAATTTTCTAGTTTGATAATTACCCTTGCAGGTAAAATGGGGGCGTCTATGGAGAAGTTTGCCTCATTAAGGTATACTACAGACTGCAGCTGCCAGTGCCCCTCATCAGATGGTTTGAACATGTCGATTTGGCAAGTGCCAGATATGGCCCCAGACAGACCTATAACTCCATCAGCTTCTGATAGCCCAGTGGCGTCTAAGATCCTAACGACTGCCCCGATTGTAATTGGGTCCGTATAGCTAGAGAAACTATTATAATCAGGGAATAGGAAATCAGGGATTAAGGGGAAATTACCATCCTCCGGATACTCTATCTCCACCCATGGGCCACAGTTGAAGCCGCCCCCGTCGTAAACCGAAAATGACCCTGTCTGGCTATTCCACCAGATTTGATTTTGTTTTGGAGACGGGGCAGTAGGGCTTACTGCTGCCTTCTGGTAGTAAATGAAATTTAAAATGTCATTAAATGGTATCTTTCTTTCCACTGGCGCCAAATACAGGGAGTTTCTCTCATCGAAACCGTGGAGGCTAAGGCTATCAAATACGAAATTAAATGGTAAAAATCCTCCCTTATTCCCCCAGACCCCCGTAAAATTATCTAAGACGGATTTGCAATTCCAGTCGCTACTGAATGACCAGGGCAGTACCAAGAAAGTTGAACTATATATACCGTACTTCAATAGGGCATTAATTCCAAGACCTTCTAATTTTAGATTTAGAGGGATGTCTAGGAACCATGACTTTGTTTCAAAACTATAGGATGGATCTATAGTAACTTCTTCAGAAATGATGATCTGTACGGGTTTATCAAAGTATAGTCTAGACCCCGCATAAAATATGTTGAATACATACGGTAAAGAGTATCGGTTATCAAAATCTGGGTGGAGGACTATGGAACCAGTCTGATTTACTAGGCTAACCAAAAATGAAGCATCAGCAGAGACGCCTGGAGTTGGCCTATAGAATGGGGCTGGTCGAGTACTTTCTATATCAATTTTAATTTGACTACCAATAGAATAATCAAGTAAGAATTGATCATTAAACTCGCTAATAAACAACGATAAGGATTGGCTATTTTTTTGGACATCCTTTATTTCGTATGAATACTCCCCCAATGTCAAAATTTGACCGATTTGAATTCTGTTATCAGATTCAACTACAATGGAACCTTCCCAGTTCCTAATTTCTTTGACGGCGGGGAATACAGAGCTATTGTAAACACCGAAAGTACCACCCAAGAGTTGTCGTTTTTGGTCTATGTTTGAAACAAGACTGAACCAGTATTCATCACCGCTCCAACCTAATAGCTGAGCTAACCAATCTAATTGGTTACTAACTCTGGTTCCAACTTGTTGGACAGATGCAGCTTGACTCTCTGATAGGAATGGATTGGAATACCCATAGAGTTCGTAGTCGTCTATGTTAAAATTTGGGGAAATTTTGGTCATTTTATTCTACAATGATTAGATCATCTGATAGTGCTAAGTATTCTTGATTCATGCAAGTATTGGGGGTCATCCAAAGGGCCGAATAATTATCCACTTGCTCGTATAGGTTAATCAAGTTGTCATCCCATGGCCTTGTAAGCCATTCTGCAATGGGTTGGTAATCTGCATTTACAGACTCTCTGATGTCAAAAATTTTCTTTACTTCATAACTCGGGGAAATATCAACTTGAGCAAGTTTACAATAGGTGACCGGAACCTCTTTTCCAGCACCATTGACTACTGTAGATGGCAGACTGCCTAGTGGGTGAGCAACAAGAGATACTTCTGATTTACCCGTAGATGGTCTTCTCAGGAGGGAGATGGTCCCTGAAACAGAAACCGATTGTATGGAAATTTTGGGGTCAGACCACTCGATTTTCCAACCAGTATTAAAAGTAGGTATTGCAATTTTAAATGTAAAGAATTGACCTATACTATCCCTACTAACTTCCACTGTTTCCACAAAAATCCAATCTGGATTAGGGCAGCATGGATTATCAGGGTGCGGTTGTCCGGGGTTATCAGGATCTTCGTTAAGACAATTAGTTATAGATAGGGTGGCGCTACCCGTAATTACAGTGTTAGGTGGGCAACGGAATGTTATCTCAGAAAAAGAAGCCGCCCTGGGGAATTGCCAGTATAGGTACGGCGCTCCAGAATAATTTGGGAATACCCCGTCGTAATTTCTCCATTCTAAGGTCGTATCATCGCAAAAAGCATGTTTAGGTACGAACCTCCACCCTACCTCAGAATCTGTGCCACTGACGACATTCATTTCGTGACCTGATAAGGAATAATTCTCTACAGAATATAAAGCATAGAAGGGGGAATCGTCATAGGTCAATCTATAAGCTATCAAATATTGGGAATCAGCCATCCCAACCAATTCTAAATTTATAATGACTGGACCTATGGAAAGATTACCGTGCTCCCAAACTACGGTTCCAGGTTTGATGACTAAAAATTTATCGCCCCCTGATGCAACAACTTCTAGGGAATTAGGGCCAAACGGACTTTCCCCAGGCGGTAGATACACATAAGCAGACTTCCTATCTAGTCCAAAGTCAATATAGTATCGTTCCGATGCAGCAGGTAACCTACCATAAATAGGTCTACCACCTGGTACCCATTCAGTGGGTGTCTCAAACAGGTTATTAGCCTCTTGAAACTGAACGGATATTATAGTACCAAATGTAGGATTAGAAGATGTTTGAATTTCCCCCCTACCCCCATTTAAAGGCGTGATGATCTGGCTCATAGACTTAAGGTTCCCTCTTTATAGTCAGGCGGTTGATAAGGGAAAGTAGTCCCAGTATACCAAGAGAGTTGGGGAACATCTGTATTGGAACTAGGGTTCTCCCATACATAAGTGATTTCCTGGTTGGAGTTGGTAAATCTTCCTGTATTACGTGGCACTAATGTTATTTGAGCTGCGCCTAATTTAATCGAGGATGTCTCCAATCCAAATTGAGAGATAATTTCCTCTTCACACCTGTAAAAAGAGACGTACCTCAGTAGGTTATCGGCAAATTCTTCAAATCTGGCCGTATTGGTGACTGTCATGTTTGTCCAGTTGGTTACCGTTGTTTGAGGTGTGAATGCTCTCATTACCCTGTAGATATTCCTGCCATCTTCTGCTACAAGGGTGTCCTCTGCGTATTTGACATACTCCGGATTAAAATATGGGACGTATGCCCTGGGGTCAAATTCGTTTGTTCCAGCTTCTGAGGAGTCTATGAAAATACCATTTTTGTA